CTCGGCTTCCACCGGCACCGGCTTGTTGGCCTTCAGCCAGGAGAAGAGAGCAGCCTCGTCCGGGTTGCTCATGCGCAAGGCAATGGCACCCAGCTTGGTCTGGCCACCTTCCGCCTTGGGCAGGTAGAGGTTGATGAAGCCGGCTGCCTTCCAGTTGTCGTTGGCGACTTGCTGGGCGTTGTTCTTGGTGTTGACGTTGAAGTTCATGTTGGTTTCCAGAGAAGCCCGTAGGCGAGTTGAGGGAGAGGAGAAGCCACCACGGCCTGTCCCATCTCCTGTCCGAAGGACAGTGGTAGAGAGCAGACCAAGTAGGAAGGAAGCAGAGCTGTCAACCCCTACACCACGAGCGATGAGGATTGTGAGGGTGTGAGTGGAGAGCTACACATGCCCTTACAAGTCAGAGCTAGTAGCTTGACAAGGTAGGGAGAACTACTCAGCATCTACTTTAGTGAGTATCGGCGGAGTATCGGTATGACAGAAAAGCTCAAAAAGCGTCGGGACGACGCATGTTGAGATGAGTAGAGATGAGTAGTAGAGATGGAGATAGTGCAGATGTAGAGCTAGATAGCTCAGATGTAGTGCACTGACTCCCATCTGGACTCTCTCTACAAAAACCTGCAGATAGAGATTCAGTTGAACTGAGATAGGAAGAGAGAGCTCCGATCTCTTTCTGTTCATACTGGACTATCTCAGTGTGTATGGTGTGTATGGTGTGTTTAAGGGCTAAGCTACACTCTTCTTTATAAGAAGAAAAAACCTCCCCTACCCGAAGGTAGAGGAGAGTTGGTTACTCCCGAGGGAGAGAAGACCTGAGATCGACCCACTTGAGGTCGTCTTCGAGTTCACACACCTGGGATGCTTGCTCTTCCAGGCGGAAGATGCTCAGCACCAGGAAGCCTCCGTAGAAGAAGCTCAGCAGAGCCATGAGGCTGTAAGCCAGCTTGGGATTCAAGCCTTGGCCGATGAGATGCCAATCCTGAGCCATGTCGAAGAGGCCGAAGAGAGCCATCAGGACACAAGCCGTGAGGGCAACCAGAACAGTGATGGTGTAGCGCATGAGGGAACTCCAGAGAAGATGAAGGAAGGCCGGTGATTAGCCGGCCAGGGAAGGTTTAGGGAGCAGTGACCGGAGTGGTCGAAGGCTGTTGTGCAGGTGCAGCAAGGCCATTGGCCAGCAGTGCTTGGCGGGTTGTGGCCTCGAGTACTGCGTTGCTCTGCAGGCGCTGCTGTCGAGCTTGGTCTGCGAAGGAGCCTGCGCTCTCTTCTGCCCAGGTAGACAGATGCTTGAGTGCAGTAGCACCACCCAAGGTAGCCTGGCCCAGCACCTCACCAGCACTGAAGAATGCGGTGAGCATGGCCCACAGCTGACGGAACATAGAACCCATGTGAAATCTCCTGATCAGGGAAGAATGGCAACATCGCCGCGTCCTGTCCGGAGGACGGATGCTGGGCTGCATGGGCAATGAACGAAGAGGGGGTAGGTGCCTGTGAAATACTTCTCCGGAGTGATGGGGGGGGGTACTTCCGAAGATTGGCGCCCTGCAGTCAGTACTGCATCCGTACCCAGCTCACAAAATTCTGAAAAACTCGCGGCTATTTTCTGGCTATACTCCCTCTCATTGGATGCGTAGACCCCTAAGGAGCGGGAGCTGCCTGTAAAGCAGCTGACTTTGCGCCCACTAGGCTCGATACCTAGAGCATCCACCAGTTTTATGGTGACGAGCGGCCAAGCCCTCAGTAGTTGGATCTGTACCCCAACCACCACTTTTCTCTTGGCAGATAGCTCAGTCGGTAGAGCACTCGGCTGTTAACCGAGCGGTCCCTGGTTCGAGCCCAGGTTTGCCAGCCAGAATACAAAAAGCCCCAGAGTATGGGGCTTTTGTTTTGGTTCTACGGTATAACCCCGATATACCAACTCTGGGTTGAATATGTCGGCACTCACTGTCGAACAGTTTCGGGCAGCTTTGCCTGACAAAGTGAAGAAATCTGTCAACCAACAGCTGGTTGACCAGGTGAATGCCACTCTGTCAGAGCCTGAGTTGTTCGAGGCATACCGGGACAACCTCCTCAGCTATACCAAGGTGATGGCTGATGGGCGGTTCAAGGTGTCTGAGTACATCAATGCGGTGAAGTATGTGAGCCACAAGCTCATGGGCTGCACCAATATCGATGCCTACAGCAAGACATTCCCGGACAAGATACTTCGCTTCCAGAGCGAAGGGGTGTCGTCTAAGGACATTGCGTCCTACGTCACGGCCTACAACAAATCCAAGCTGGTCAACCTGATTCTCGAGCAGACGCTGATTCCCAGCTATGTTCTGAACCAGGATCTGTACCAGAAGGCCTTGAATGTCCAGGCCGAGTTGATGGTGACGGCCAAGAGTGAAAAGGTGCGATCGGATGCGGCCAACTCGCTGCTCTCGCACCTGAAGATGCCTGAGAAGCAGACGGTTGAGCTCGATCTGACGGTCAAGGAAGACAGCTCCATTGGCCAGTTGCGGCAGGCCACCCTGGAATTGGTGCAGCAGCAGAAGCTCATCCTGCAGGCTGGTGTGATGAATGCGCAACAGGTGGCCCACAGCAAGGTGCTGGCTACCGGTTCTGTAGTAGATGTGCAAGCCAAGGAGATCTCACCATGACAGTCATTGCTTGGGATGGAAAGAACTTGGTCGCTGACAAACAGGCGACTGACTCGTGTGGGCTCAAGGGCACCGTCACGAAGATCGAACGCTTCGACTTCCACTACGAAGACGAGACGGTGGAAGAAGTCTTGGTGGGTGTGTGCGGTGACTTTTGCACCTCTGCAGCCTTGCTGCAGTGGTTCAAGGACGGGGCCAACCCGGAAGAGTTTCCTCCTCTGGATCCTGACCGCAGGGCTTCGCTGGTGGCGATCAGCAAAGAGCAGGGCATCCGCCTCTACACCGCTGGTCCGTACCCCATGCTGTTCGAGGACAAAACCGGTGCCTGGGGCTCTGGCCGTGACTTTGCCCTGGCAGCCATGCACCTGGGCCACGACGCCCTGAAGGCAGTGGAAGTGGCCTGCCTGTTCAATGTGGACTGTGGAAACGGGACGGATGTGCTGGGCTTCAGCGACATTCGATCCACGGACACCAAGCACTGATGGCTGCAGGCACCTCAGTAGCGAAGGCCCTGGCTTCGGCTGGGGCACGGGTCCATGAAGACGGCACTCCGTGGAAGGTCGAGGATTACCTCAACGCCACGGACTACGAAGTCGACCCTGCTTATGTCCCTTCGGACTTCGCTCTGGGGTTCATCACTTTCATCAAGCTGGTGAACGGTGAGCAGGGGGAGGAGAACCTGACCCCCCTGGTTCACTACTACATGCTGGACACGTTGGTCTGTGGCGGCAGGCGAATCATCAACTTGTGCCACCGGGGTATCGCCAAGACCACCCTGATGGCCGAGTACCTGTTCCTCTACATCGCCACCTACGGTGAGCTGCCCAACTTCGGCAACGTAAGCCTGGCCCTGTATGTCTCTGACTCCATCGAGAACGGCGTCAAGAACATGCGGAAGAACCTGGAGTTCCGTTGGGAGAACTCAGACTTCCTGAAGAAGTACGTGCCGGAGACTCACTTCACTGACATCCGGTGGGAGTTCCGGAACGCTGACGGCAAGGTCTTCATCGTCAAGGGCTACGGTGCCAAGACCGGTGTGCGGGGAGCCAAGGAAATGGGGCAACGGCCCCAAATGGCGGTGCTCGACGACCTGATTTCGGACGAGGATGCCCGTTCCGCAACGGTCATTGCAGCTGTGGAAGACACCGTCTACAAGGCGGTTGAGTACGCCCTGCACCCGAAGAAGAACATGATCATCTGGTCGGGCACTCCCTTCAATGCGAAGGATCCTCTGTACAAGGCGGTGGAATCGGGTGCCTGGGCGGTCAACGTGTTCCCTGTGGCTCAGGAGTTCCCGTGCCCCAGAGAGGACTTCCGTGGATCTTGGCCTGACCGGTTCACCTACGACTACGTTCAGAACCAGTACACCAAGGCTGTGCAGCTCGGGAAGCTGGACACCTTCAACCAGGAGCTGATGCTCCGGATCATGAGCGACGATGAGCGCCTGATCCGTGACCACGACATTGCCTGGTACAGGATCGACTCTGTTCTGCGGAACAAGGGCAAGTTCAACTTCTACATCACGACTGACTTTGCTACCAGTGAGAAGGAGAAGTCCGACTTCTCTGTCATCTCTGTCTGGGCCTACAACAACGCTGGTGATTGGTTGTGGGTGGATGGCCTGGTGAAGCGTCAGTTGATGGACAAGAACATCGACGGTTTGTTCCGGTTCTCTCAGATGTACCGGCCCCAACAGGTGGGGGTTGAAGTGAGTGGTCAGCAGGGTGGCTTCGTCACCTGGCTGCAGAACGAGATGCTCAACCGGAACATCTACTTCCCGCTGGCTAGCGAAGGCAACGACAGCAAGCCTGGCATCCGCCCGAACACAAACAAGTTGGTGCGCTTCAACACCATGGTTCCACTGTTCAAGGCACGGAAGATCTTCTTCCCCATCGAGAAGAAGAACAGCCCGGAGATCCAGCAGTTCATGAACGAACTGAGCCTGGTGACGCCTGGCGGCTTCAAGTCCAAGCACAACGACTGCAGCGACACCATCTCCATGCTGTCTTCACTCCAGCCCTGGCGGCCCAGCGAAGAGGCCCCCCTGGGCCTCGGAGATGGCGCCGGCATCTGGGAAGTCGAGTCTGGCCCTGCTTCCTCGAATCGAATGAGCTCTTACATCGTCTGATCGGATCCCTATGCAACTCTCCACTCTCATCGACAACCTGGCCGCTTCGGAGCTGGCACAGATCTCTCTCGGCACTTCCAATTCGGAGAACATCAGCGACGCCAACTTGGCGATCCTGGTGGGCCACGTGAACCTGGGGCTGATGGCGATCTACTCTCGCTTCAAGCTCAAGGAAGGCAAGCTGATTGTGCCGATCGAAGAAGGCGTGCTGCAGTACCCCTTGGCCGCAGAAGATCTGCTGAAGGTGGAGTCGGTCAAGACCGACACTGGCATGCCTTTCCCGATCAACGACAAGGGCAACCCCTACAGCTTGCACACCCCACGGGTGAAGCTGCTCGATGTTCCGGCAGTGGTGGTGGGGCAGGGGCCTGATCTGCCGGATGGCTACAAAACTGCTGCTCTGACGGTCGAGTACCGGGCTTCACACGCCCAACTTGAAGTCGAAGAAGTCGTCAACAACGGCGTCAATAGCGTGGAACTCGAGCTTCCCGGGGTCTACATGCAGGCTCTGATGTACTTCGTGGCTTCCCGTGCCCACAACCCTGCGGGCATGAGCAACGAATTTCACGCTGGGAACACGTGGTATGCCAAATACGAGGGGGAATGCATGCGCCTGAAGCTCGAAAACTACGAGATCGACCAGGCTGCGACGGTCAACCGAAAGGCTGCAAAAGGCTTCCCTTGAGGCCTTTTTCCCATGAAAAAAGCCCCCAATCGGGGGCTTTTTCGTTGCTGGGAGCTGCTCAGCTTCGGAAGAAGTAGTACAGGGCAAACAGAACCAGGGTGATGCCGCCACCTGCAGTTCCGCCTGCTTGAGTCCAGAAAGCGTCCCACCCGTCTTCGTTGTGCTTGGCCGGGTACTTTCTGTCGTAGTTCTCCTTCAGCTTGGCCAGCATTGCAGTCACAAGTTCACCGGAGATGAACGAGACCGCCATGGCCCAGTGCAGAGGCCACTTCAGACTGACCAAGATCAAGAAGACGCTGGGGGTGACCGCCACACGTGCAGCCATGCCCACCAGGAAGTGCAGACCCCAGTCGTGACGAAGGCCGAAGATCATGCTGCCTCCGAGAGCTTCTGCTTCAGGGCGTAGCCCATCAGGGGCCACAACTCCTGTTTTGCGTTGGCGATGGCGACGGCCACACCGATTTCAGCGTCGTCGTTCTCGGGCGAGACTGCGACGGATGGGCGGCCGGTGACGGCATACCCGCATCGCGTCGTGATGACTGCCCAGCGCAGCACTTGGCCACTGTGTGAAACGTGCTTGACCGTTTCCACATCCACGATGTTGGCTTCGAGGTCAGCCGGCGTCACTCGGGGAGCCGTCAGACCCTTGGCCTTGATCTCGGCTTCGATGGCGCTGTCGTCGGTGCGAGGAGATTCGATGCGTTCCATCGTCACTCCTTGGCTTCGGCTTGGTTGACCAGAGCCAGGCGCTCTTCGAGCACGCCCAGGTACAGCTCCATGAAGGTGTACTGGCGCTTCATCAGCTCCTGTTGAGCAGGCTCGACCTTGACCCAATCGGGGTTGGCGAAGAAATCCTGCAGCTTGAGGATGTTGCCCTTCAGGTCTTTGGCTTCGACAGCCAGGCGACCTTGCCAGGTCTTGGGCTCAGCAGCAGCTTTCGACTGCTTGGGGGTAGCTGCCGGAGCAGCAGCGTCGGGGGCTTGGGTTTCGGGAGTGGTCATGGTTTCTTTCAGGTGATGGGCTTAGCCGCCCGTGGAACCGAAGCCTCCGACCCCCCGGCCTGTGGCCGTGAGCTCTTCGTCTTCGGAGACTTCTTCAAGGCGCACGTCCAGGACGGGCACCAGAAGGAACTGGAGAACACGGTCGTCTTCGTTCCACAGGAACGGAGTAGGCGACTTGGTGCGGAGAACTGCTTTCCACTCACCCCGGTAGTCGGAGTCGATGACGCCGCAGGTGTTGTTCAGTTCCAGGCCGTGCTTGGCACCAGCGCCCGAACGAGGCAGCAAAAGCGCCACATACCCAGGCGGAACCTCAGCAGCAAACCCCAGAGGGATGGTTTTGTGCTGGTTGTAGCCAACACTGCCAGCAACTGGCATGTAAATATCGAAGGCACCCGCACCATCAGTACCTTTTGTCGGCATTCTGAAGTTTGGATGGAGCGCTTTTACTCGCATTGGGAAAGTTTCCTTTACAGTGTGGAAAGTGGATGAAGTGTATCCCAACATACTCAGGACAACACGGATGGAAAACCAAGCTGATACTACCCAAAACCAGGGTATGCCAGAGAAACTGGTGAATTGGGCAAATGCTCCGAAGCTGTCAGATTTGAAAGCTGACCTGGTCGAAGCAAAACCGATTCATGATGCCAAAACGGGCAAGATCACCCAGTGGCTGAAGAACCTGGAAGAGGGCGGCACGGCTCCTGCTGGAACTCCTGGAAACGCTTCCAAGATCGCCCCGAAACTGATTCGGAAGCAGGCTGAGTGGCGGTATCCAGCCCTGAGCGAGCCGTTTCTCAGCACTCCAGATGTGTTCAACGTCTCCCCTGTGACCTGGGAAGACCGCAAAGCAGCACAGCAAAACCAGCTTGTGTTGAACCACCAGTTCAATACTCAGATCGACAAGGTTCGATTCATCGACGAGTACGTCCGTACTGCTGTCGACGAAGGTACTGTTCTGGTTCGAGTGGGCTGGGAGTTTGAAGAAGTCGAAGTTGAAGAAACCGTGGCTGATGCCAGGTATGTCATCGACCCCAACTTCGGCTCAACCATCGAGTTCTTGGAGCAACTCAAGCAGCAGGATCCGGTGCGCTACAAGTTCGAGGTGCCCGATGAGCTCAAGCAAGCTCATCTGCTTTCGCAAGAGCACGGTGCCCCTGTTCGTCCTGATGTCCAGAAGTTCACCAAAGAGAGGGGCTTCAAGACCGTCAAGAACCGCCCGACTGTTGAGATCTGCGACTACCGAAACGTGGTTGTAGATCCCACCTGTCACGGGAACCTGCGCAAAGCCCAGTTCATCTCGTTCTCATTCGAGAGCTCGATTTCTGAGCTGAGCAAAGACTCGAAGTACAAGAACCTGAACTTCGTGAACCCCAGCAACCACTCGGTGCTGGCGACTCCGGACCACGGATCCAGCAAGGATTCCGGGGCTGAGAACTTCAACTTCAAGGACAAGGCCCGGCAGAAGTTCGTGGTTCAGGAGTACTGGGGTTTCTGGGACATCGACGGCAGTGGCAAGACCGTGCCGTTCGTTGCAGCCTGGGTGGGTGATGTGCTCATCCGCATGGAAGAAAGCCCGTTCCCGGACAAGGAACTGCCCTTCGTCCTGGTGCAGTACCTGCCCAAGCGCAAGAGCACCCATGGTGAGCCTGACGGTGCGCTGCTGGAGGACAACCAGAAGGTGATGGGTGCAGTCACCCGAGGGATGATCGATCTGTTGGGCAAGTCAGCCAACGGCCAAACCGGCATGCGCAAAGACATGCTGGACACCACCAACCGTCGCAAGTTCGAGGCTGGTCAGGACTACGAGTTCAACGCCAACGTGGACCCTCGTGTGGGCGTCCACATGCACACCTACCCGGAGATTCCTCAATCAGCCCAGTTCATGCTCCAGATGGTGAACATGGACTCGGAGTCCCTGACCGGTGTGAAGAGCTTTGCCGGTGGGGTCTCTGGCCAGAGCCTGGGTGATGTGGCTGCCGGTGTTCGTGGCGCTCTGGATGCTGCATCCAAGCGTGAGCTCGGCATCCTGCGCCGACTTGCTGAAGGCATCGTTCAGATCGGCCGCAAGTTCATTGCCATGAACGCGGAGTTTCTGTCCGAAGAAGAGGTCATTCGGATCACCAACGAAGACTTTGTGCTGGTTCGTCGTGATGACCTGGCCGGCAACTTCGACCTGAAGCTGTCGATTTCGACGGCAGAAGAGGACGACAACAAAGCCCGTGAACTGGCTTTCATGCTGCAGACCATCGGCAACGACATGGACCCTGGCATGAGCAAGATGATCCTCAGCGACATCGCTCGCCTGCGCAAGATGCCTGATCTGGCCAAGCGGATTGAGAGCTATCAGCCGCAGCCTGACCCGATGCAGCAGCAGATGCAGCAACTGCAGATTCAACTGCTGCAGGCTCAGGTGCAAGAAACCATGGCCAAGGCTATGAAGCTCCAAGCCGACAGCCAACTGGCAGGCGCCAAGGTGGGCACTGAGGCAGCCAAGGCGGGTGATTTGCAGTCAGCCGCTGATCTCAAGAACCTGCAGTTTGTTGAGCAGGAATCTGGGGTTACTCAAGCTCGTGATCTCCAACTCCATGGTGAGCAAGCCCGTAGCCAGGCTCAACTCAAGGTCTTGGATATGGGGGCACGGCGCGAAGAGAAACAAATGGACCTGGTCAAGGAGTACATGAAAGCCAGGATGATGAAGAAGGCAGCGTGATATTCTGATTTTCCGGTGTATATTCCGCCCAAGGAGTTATACCCCGTTGAAACAGTATCTCGGATGAGCACCAAACTACTTCAGAGCCTGGACAAAGATATTGAGCACTACAGTGCTGCAGTGAAACTCGCTGCAACACTGGAGCGTTTGATGAACAGCCGGGACTTCCAAGAAGTCGTGCTGACTGGCTACCTCCAAAAGGAAGCTGTTCGGCTGGTGCACCTGAAAGCTGCCAAGAGTGAGCAATCTCCTGAAGCCCAGCAGGCCATCGTGTCCAAGTTGGATTCGATTGGCCAGCTCCATCAGTACTTTGAAGGCATCCGAGCGCAAGCAGAACTTGCTCGGATGTCCCTGAATGCTGCTGAACAAACCCGCATCGAACTACTCGTCCAGGATACCTAACCAGAATGTCTGCCCAGAATCTTCAAGAAGACACCACCGTCGCTGACGATGCCTTTTCGTTCCTGGATCTTCCGGACGAAGAGCTGGTGAACTACACCCCGACTGGCCCTGTGACCAAGCCCGCTGCTGTGGTCGTTCAGGAAGCTGCTCCTGCAGCCGAGACCGTCGAGGAAGAAGAAGCACCTGGTGAGACCGAAGCTCCTGCTGCTACCGCAGGTGGCGAAGCTGCGACAACCGAGCCTGGTGAGCAAGCCGCCGAAGGCGACGCAGCTCACACGGGCGAGGGCGAAGCAGCGAATGCCACCAAGGCAGAAGACAAGAAGACCGAAGCTGAAATCCCTAAGGACAAGCCTGCTCAAGAGGCTGCTGCGGTGGACTACGAGGCTGCCTACAAGCAGCTCACGGCTCCGTTCAAAGCCAACGGCAAGGAAATCTCTGTCCAGAACGTGGACGAGGCAATCCAGCTGATGCAGATGGGTGCGAACTACGCCAAGAAGATGGCGGCGCTCAAGCCCAACCTGATGCTGCTGAAGATGCTCGAGAACAACGGGCTGCTCAGCGAAGAAAAGCTCAGCTACTTGATCGACTTGGACAAGAAGGTTCCGGGTGCGGTCAACAAGCTGGTCAAGGAAAGCGGTCTAGATCCCATGGATCTGGACGCTAAGCAAGCCGATGGCTACACGCCAACCGCTCGCAAGGTCGACGCTCGTGAGGTCGAGTTGGATGAGGTGCTGGACGAGATCCAGAGCACCCCGTCCTTCCAACGAACGATCGATGTGGTGACCAAGCAGTGGGACGAAGAAAGCCGAAAGGTTGTTGCGCAGTCTCCTCAGTTGCTCAAGCTCATCAACAGCCACATCGAAGCTGGCTTTTATGACGTGATCGCCAAGGAGATCGAGCGCAAGAGCCTTTTCGGCCAACTCAATGGGCTGAGTTCTTTGCAGGCCTACAAGCAAGTCGGGGATGACATCAATGCACGTGGCGGCTTCGACCACCTGGGACGCCAGGGGAAAACCGAAGAAGCCAAGCCTGGTGATTTCATCCAGCCGAAACCTCAGACGGCCACGAAGGAACAGCTGATCAAAGACAAGAAGCGCGCAGCGGCTCCGGCCAAGCCAACTCCTGTCTCTTCCGCTCCGCAAGAAGAGTTCAACCCTCTGTCGATGTCGGATGAAGAGTTCCAGAAGATGACTTCGCGTCGCATCTGATCTTTCACCCTGAACTTTTCTCAAATCTCTCCAAGGAATCGAAATGACTCGTGAATTCAAAGCAGGTCCGGATTCGGACATCAACACTGGTGGCACCGTCAACGGTGTCGTGCAGCAGGGCCAACTCCAGCCGCACTACTTCATCAAGCAGGCGCTGATCGAGGCCCGCAAGGAGCAGTACTTCACCCAGGTCGCTGACGCCATCTCGATGCCCAAGAACATGGGCAAGAAGATCAAGCGCTACCACTACCTGCCGCTGCTCGACGACGCCAACCTGAACGACCAGGGCATCGACGCTGCCGGCGCCACCATCGCCATCACCGAGTACTACGTCAGCTTCCCGGACTTCATCACGGTGACCGATGCGACGGCTGCTGCTGCGGTGACCGCCATCAACCTGAACGTCAACGGTCCCTCCAACGGTCAGCAGAACGTCGCTACCGCTGGTGCCGGTGGCTCGGGTGGTGCTGGCCGCACGCTGATCTCGCTGAACACGACTATGGCCCCCAACCGTGTCGTGAAGTACCTGAACCTGACCAACGCCAACGCGGTGGCGGCTCTGGGCTTCGGTGCGACGGTGCAGCGTGGCTCGGGCAACCTGTACGGCTCGTCCAAGGACATCGGCCTGATCAACGGCAAGATGCCGGTGCTGTCGGAAAACGGTGGCCGGGTGAACCGTGTCGGCTTCAAGCGCCGTGAACTGGAAGGCTCGCTGGAGAAGTTCGGCTTCTTCGACGAGTACACCAAGGAATCGCTGGACTTCGACTCGGACGCCGACCTCGAACAGCACGTGACCCGTGAGATGGTCAACGGCGCTGCCGAGATGACGGAAAATGCCCTGCAGATCGACCTGCTGACCTCGGCAAGCACGATCCGCTGGCCTGGCAACGCCACGAGCCGTCAGACCATCGATCCCGCTGCTGCCGGTGCCAACCAGGGCCTGGTCGACTACGGTGACCTGATGCGCCTGTCCATCGACCTGGACAACGCTCGCACGCCGAAGCAGACCACGATGTTCACCGGCACCCGCATGGTGGACACCCGTGTCATCCCCGGTGCGCGTCCGCTGTACATCGGCTCGGAGCTGCTGCCGACCATCAAGGCGATGAAGGATCTGCACAACAACCCGGCGTTCATCTCCATCGAGAAGTACGCCGCTGGTGGTGCAACCATGATGGGTGAGGTGGGCGCGGTGGACAACTGGCGCATCATCGTCGTCCCCGAGATGACGAAGTGGGCCGGCGCTGGTGCCTACGGTTCGGATCCGCTGTACTACCGCACCAACGGTCGCTACGACGTGTTCCCGATGCTG